CAAACTTACTGATCCCAAGGTCAAACTGTCCGAGTGCGAAGTGGACTATAGGAAGATACAAAAGCATGAGCTGGTATTCAGAGTCATGACCTATGAACACATACCCAACGAACCAGGACGCAAAAAAAATCCCAAAAGTTCAGCTGATAGTAAATGCAAAGTGAACTTTCCTGCATTTCAACATTGGAAGCATGATGAAAAAGGCAATCTTTCATGTGTGGGCAAAAGTCACTGGGAAGGCGGCATGCACAATGGCAAGTTCAACAAGGAAGGCGGCAAACCCACTGCCAAACTGGCCATGATGTGGATGAAACTGTGTGAACGTTATGCCACCAGAGGCAATGTGCGAGGCTACACCTACAATGACGAAATGCAAGGACAAGCTATATTGCAACTGACTCAGATTGGATTGCAATTTGATGAAAGTAAATCTAACAATCCATTTGCATACTACACAGCAGCAGTGACCAATTCTTTTGTGAGGATCATCAATATCGAAAAAAGAAATCAAAATATTAGAGATGACATTATGGAAATGAATAACATGATGCCCAGTTCCACGCGACAGAATTCAGAATCATATCAAAAATCGATGGATCGTGAATTCAAAAAGAAAATTTAAATCCTTGACTTTAATCAATTATTTGTTTACAATTAAGTCTTGGGAAATATTATCTAATGTTTAAAAAAGCAGCCGTCTTTACTGACATACATTTTGGTCTGAAGAGCAACAGCATGATTCACAATCAAGACTGTGAAGAGTTTGTGGATTGGTTCATTGACCAGGCCAAACAAAACAATTGTGAAACTGGTATATTCTGTGGTGACTGGCATCACAATAGAAATTCGTTGAACTTGATGACCATGGATGTCTCCATCAAATGTTTGGAAAAACTGGGTAAGGCTTTTGAAAAATTTTATTTCTTTCCTGGCAATCACGATCTGTACTACAAAGACAAGCGTGATATTCACTCAGTGGAGTTTGCAAGATTTATTCCTGGCATCACGGTGATCACACAGACCACTACCATAGATGACACAACCTTAGTGCCTTGGTTGGTAGGAGATGAATACAAACAGATCAAAAAAATCAAAAGCAGATACATGTTTGGTCATTTTGAATTGCCGCACTTCTTAATGAATGCCATGATAGAGATGCCAGACACTGGGTTGATACAAGCAGTGGATTTTGTGCATCCAGAATATGTGTTCACAGGACACTTCCACAAGAGACAAACAGCAAGAAACATACATTACATTGGTAATCCCATGCCGCACAACTATGCAGATGTGAATGATGATCAGCGTGGTATGATGATCATGGAACATGGTGGCACTCCCAGATACATCAATTGGTACAATTGTCCAAGATATTTGAAAGTAAATTTAAGTCAACTACTGAATGATGCAAAGAACATTATACTGCCCAAGATGCACTTGCAAGTGACGTTGGACATAGACATCAGCTATGAAGAAGCCAGTTTTATCAAAGAAACCTTTATAAAAGATTACAACTGCAGAGAAATAGTGCTGATTCCAGGCAAGAAAGATGATGAACTCACCAGTACATTGGATATCACACGTTTTGAATCTGTGGACGAAATAGTCAGCAAAGAGATCAATGCTATTGAATCTGACAGTTATAATAAAAATACTCTATTAGAGATTTACAGAGACCTACAATGATCAAGATCAAAAGCCTCACAGTTAAAAATTTTATGAGTGTGGGCAATCAAACACAAGGCGTGAATCTAGACAAACAAAGACTCACATTGGTGTTGGGAGAAAATTTGGATCAGGGCGGAGATGATTCTGGCAGCAGGAACGGCACAGGTAAAACCACACTGATCAATGCACTGAGTTATGGTTTATTTGGTGAAGCACTGACAAAAATACGCAGAGAGAATTTGGTCAACAAGACCAACAACAAAAACATGTTGGTCACACTAACTTTTGAAAAAGACGGTGTGAAATATCGCATTGAAAGAGGCAGACGCCCCAACACATTGAGATACTTTATCAATGACTCGGAACAAGAGATCACTGACGAGAGTCAAGGCGACAGCAGAATGACTCAGGCTGCTATCAATCACATGTTGGGATTATCGCATGCCATGTTCAAACACATATTGGCATTGAATACCTACACAGAGCCGTTCTTGAGCATGAGTGCCAATGATCAAAAAGACATCATAGAACAGTTGTTGGGCATCACACTGCTGAGTGAAAAAGCAGAACTGTTGAAAGATCGCATTAGAGTCAGCAAAGAAGACATAGCCATGGAAAATGCACGTTTGGAAGGCATTAAGATGAGCAATGAAAAGATCAAAGAAACCATTAACTCGTTGAGCAACAAGGAAAAAATTTGGAACACACAGAAGAATTTGGATATTGAAAAATTAAATAAATCCATTAAAGAGTTAGAGTCTGTGGACATTGACAAGGAGTTGGTGGCACATCAGCTGCTGGAAGATTGGCTCAAGATCAATAATGAATTGAAACAATTGCAAAAAGATCGCAGCAGTTTGGAAATGACACTGTTGCAGGCAGACAAAACAGTGAATAAAGTGGGCAATGATCTGGATAAACTGCATGACAAAGCCACTTGTTATGCCTGTGGTCAAGAACTGCATGATGATAAATTTTGTGAAATACAACGCAAGTTGGAAGAAGAATATGGTGAAGCAGTCAACTACAATCAAAGCATACAGGCTGAAATAGCCATAATAGATGAAGCTATCAAACTCATGGGCACACAAGACACACGTCCAGACACATATTATGACAGCATCAAAGAAGCATATGAACACAGACAACATCTGGAAACTTACAAATCCACACTGAAAAACAAAGAAGCTGAACAGAATCCTTATGTGGATCAGATCACAGAACTCAGCACAGAAGCACTGCAAGAACTGGACTGGAGTGAAGTAAATCGCTTGCAAACTTTAAAAGACCATCAAGAATTTTTATTAAAATTGTTGACCAACAAGGACAGTTTTATCAGGAAGAAAATAATAGATCAAAATTTAGCATTCTTAAACAACAGGCTCACCCACTATCTCACAGCATTGGGACTGCCGCACAGTGTAATATTTAAAAATGATCTCAGTGTGCAAATCACCATGCTGGGACAGGATCTTGACTTTGACAATCTCAGCAGAGGAGAGCGTAATAGATTGATATTGGGCTTGAGCTTTGCGTTTAGAGATGTGTGGGAAAGTTTATATCAAGAGATCAATTTGCTGTTCATAGATGAATTGATTGATTCTGGATTGGACACAGCAGGTGTGGAATCATCCATTGCCATACTGAAACGCATGAGCAGGGAGCGTGGCAAGAGCATCTATCTAATCAGTCACAGAGATGAACTCATGGGTAGAGTCAACAACACACTCAAAGTGATCAAAGAAAATGGATTCACTTCCTACAGCAATTCAACTGAATTTCACGAGATATAGGAGCACACATGGACGACACACATGATTTATTGACCAAGGCCTACATGAACTACTTCAAATACAATGAGAAGTTTGCCAAAAGACCCAGCCGACAGAGCAAAATACAGGCTAGAAAATGGTTGAGTGAAATACGCAAACTGGGTCGCACACGCCGAGCAGAAATTGTGCGTGAATACAAACAGCACAAAGAGAAGGCCCGCACACAGTGAGCACGGCGCAGCCGCTGCGGTAGACGCTATAGTTTGTACGAAGTACAAAACTACGGCGCAAAAATTTTCTGTGCCTTTTGGTACCAAAACTTTTCAATCACTGCCAAAATATCACAAAGATCCAAGACTGCTGTGAACGAATTCATCACACAGTAAGTACCTGCATGACGTGGATGTATCAGGGCAAATCATTGGATGCACTGCCGGAAGGCACCGAAGGATTTGTGTATCTCATCACTAATTTGGTATCTGGTCGCATGTATGTGGGCAAAAAGTTGGCCCAGTTCAAAAAATCACGTCCACCACTCAAAGGCAAAATCAACCGACGCAGAAGCCGGGTGGAATCAGATTGGCGAGACTATTGGGGCAGCAACGAACATCTGTTGCAGGATGTGCAACAGCAGGGTGCTGATCAATTCACCCGAGAGATACTGTACATCTGTCGCAGCAGAGGCGCCATGGCATATCTGGAAGCCCGCGAACAATTTGAACGCAAAGTGTTGGAGACTGATGCATACTACAACGGCATCATCAATGTGAGAATAGGCAGCAGCAATCTACTGAGGGAAGAAATTCAAAGGCTCAAGGCACTGACATAGCAACCACACTGATCTGAAGATCCAGGAAATACGTCTCTCAAAGATGGTGAATCCTGAGTTGCACAATGAGGCAAAAACGATGGTGCTCTGTGAAACAGACACAACACCCATATTGAGGAATTGCTTGAACAGTTCCCACAATATTCCGTAGCAATGAAGTCAGCCAAGAGGGGTATAGGGCTACCGCCCCGCAGTAGCAATGGCTGTTCAAGATGGCGTGCTCATCTCGTATGACGTCACCACTTCTCCCCGTTCTGGGAGAAGTATGGATCCACTATCTGTATGAGCGAGCAGTTGCTTCGCAACTTGATAGAGCTACACAG